TTTTTTCCAGCCACACCGTTTTCGTTCCAAGATGCGTATTCAACAATTGAAACTCCGTCAACTTCTCCGCTTCCGCTTAAAATGCCAGCCTTGACAACATAGTTTTCAAACTTTTTAAGTTCACTGAGTATTCTTTTTAATCCCATATCGTTGTCTTGAACTGATGCTGGCACTGGAAACTCCTTTATTCAACAACAATTTTTCTTTTATTGTTGCTTTTGTTGTTAGAAGAAGTTTTCTTGTTTTCAACTTCTACAACATCTTCTATTTTAAGCAAACCATTGGAAAGAAGTTCGTTTGCATAACTATCTTTCAACAGCTTGTCTTTATCTTCTACGCTAATTTCAGAAATTCCGTTTTTAATAAGAATTCCTGCTATAAACTGTTCCTGAACTTTTAATTCCACTTTGCACATATTAGCAACCTCCGCAAACAACGCCAAAAGGACTTCTGTTTACATCCATTCGAAGTCCAGTTTTCATTAAATCCAACAGCATTCGTCCGTATTTTGTAGCTTTTAATTCGCTGTCTTTTCCATTTTGATTTACTGCAAAATTAAGGCTCAAACCGCCTTCGCTCATTCCGCTAACTGCTCCGGAACTTAATCCAGCAACACTACCTTCAATTCCACTCTGCCCACCGCAAACAGTAAACAAGTGGCAAGCCTTGTAGGCAACAGCATAATTATATTTTTTGCCAAAAAAACACCTATCCAAACTCTCCTCAGCCATTTGAATATAGCTGGATAGGGATGGACTATCTGCTAAAGGTTTACAAATAGTCTGAATTATTTGAATAGGTGTCATTTTCAACTCCTTAATTTGCTGAAGTAATAGCTTCAACAAGCTGTTTCTTATTCATTGCGTCAGCACCTGCAATTCCAAGTTCCTTTGCTTTTGCAATAAGGTCTGTTTTGTTCATTGCGTTGTAATCAATGCTGTCATCTACATCGCTTGTTTCAGCGTCTTCTTCGCTGTCATCATCTTCCAGTTCGTTGTCCAAATCTTCTTCGTCTTCAGCTGTTTCTTCGTTTTCGTCCAACTCGTCCAAAGACATTGGAGAAGCGTTTGGTGCATCTGGAATTTCATCTTCCGGAATAGGAAGCCCAAGTTTTTCAAGTTTCTTTGTGATGTGAATGCGGACTTCTTCGCGTGTTTCTTCCTTATACCATTTTACAAGTGTTTCCGGATTCATACATTCACTGATATATGTTACTGCAATATTTACTGGCATCTGAACAAGGTCTTTTGCCTTGCGTCCGCCCGGTTTACCGCGTCCATCCGAAACTTTCTGGGCAAGAATTTTAATCTCACCTCTTTCAAGTTCGTCTGCAATGTTTGGACGCATACCTTTCCATTCTTCTTCTGTCACTTCGTTTACACCTGGAAGCAACTGAACAAGAGTTTTTGTAAATGCAACTCCTTCAACTGGAGTAAGTGCAACCATCTTCAAGTGGTCTGTTTTTGGTGAATATCTTAACAGCATAATTTTCCATCCTTTATGTGTTTAAAATAAGCCCTTCTAATACAAGAAGGGCTGTTGTTTGTTACTGCAAATTAAATACCATCAGCGAATGCAAAAGCAAGCGGATAGTAAATAATTGTTCCGGCACATTCTGAGTGACAAGGAATTGTGAATTCCATTCCTTCCTGCTGAGCGTCAAACTGCTCAAAAGGCTGAGGAATTTCAAGTGTGATATGGTCTTCATCAAACTTTCCAACCATTGCACGGTCAGCCCCAGAAGCTCCAGCACCCTTCAATTCTGTAAGCCATTCAATACGCTTAATATGAGGATTGTTATCCAGGATATAGCGAATCAATGTCTTGTCAGTATTTGGAAGGCGTCTGTTTGCCAAATCGTTGTACTGTGACAAAGGAAGGAGCAAGGTGTCAGGAATTTCGCGTCCTGATGTTGGAACCATTACAGCGTCAACCATTGCGTTGATATCACGCAAAATCTTGTCAACATCTTTTGAAGCCCAAGTTTTAGAGCTTCCAGTTCCATCAGCCTGCAAAGTAACTTCAGAAATTCCAGCATAGTCAATAAGACCATTTGTGCCGTTTACTGGGTCACTCTTCAGTGCCATCTTGTTCATCATTTCGTCGTGTGCTCGGCGGGCTGTTGTTGCACGGCGTGTATCAAGGTTCTTTCCTGCTCTCTGTGAAGCACGAATTTCTGGAATTGAGTAACCATAAGAGTCACCAATACCTTTTACCTTTACGCTTGCCTCTTCGCCAAATACATCAACGCGAGGGAAATCCTTTGCATAGTCAGCGATGATTTTTGCAAAGCCAACGCCACGATAACGGCGATATACAATTTCATTTGCTCCGCTTCCAGCATCTGTTGAAATTGGAATAAGTGAAAGACCTTTAAGTTCTGCAAGTTTTGCGTCATAAGTTTTTGACTTAATTGAAACAAGCTCTCTGTCAAAGAAAGCACTTTCTTTATCGTCAAGACGCATTGGATTTGTTCCAGGCATTTCTATTTCCTCCTACCTTATTTTACGATATCAACAAGTGCCAAACCGTTTTCAGCACCTGATTTGAATGTTCCGACTTTTGTGTTACCGCTTGAAGAAGTTGTAAACTCTCCATTTTTTGTAACATAAGCATCAGCACCAACAGCAGGAGAAACACCTGTGGCAAGTTTAACCCAGATATAACCTGCTTCCATAACATTCACTGCTTCTTTTGCAATGTAGCAACCGCGTGAATCTTTGAAAGAGTTCTGATGGAATACAGAAACTCCAGCGTAAACAGCATCTGAAGAAGCTGAAACTTTGCTTGATGTAACATCTGAACCATCATAGCTGAGTGTTACTTCAAGTTCGCTGTCGTCATCACTTACAAGGAACAACTTGTTAGCGTCTGCACCTGTTCCAACAGTAACAGAAACATTTTCAACATCGCTTTCAATGTCTGCAACAATTCCAGCAACATCGTCAGCGAGTGTGCCTGTTGTAGTTGCTTCAATCTTTACGCCATTGATAACAAGTACGATGTCCTTACTTGCTGTTGTATAAGCAGAAAGGTCAACTGTTGCCTTGTTTGCGTGTTTACCATTCAAAAGAGCTGTTTTGTCTCCATTAAGGAAAACGCCCTTACCAAAATCAATTTCTTCCTTTGCAGGTGCAGAAACGATTGTCTTTGGATTCATACCGTACAGAAGACCAGCAAGTGCCTTCTGTTCACTCAACATTCCGTAAAGTTCCATTTACTTTTCCTCCTGTTCGTGTCTGCTGTCTTTTTTCATCTTGTCAATCATACGCTGTCTTGCGTCATCTACGCTGTCTGCGTGATTGTTAGGTGTGTCAGCAAGCACCTGGCGAGAATTTGAATCTGCTCTTTCAGCAAGCATTTCAACTGTCGCGTCATAGCGGGCGTCAATGTAAGCACTGTCTTTTCCGTCCAGGTTTGCTTTTGGGAAAACCTTTGCGATTACAGCTTTTTTGATGTCTGCGTCTTTCATATCGTTCTTTACTTCAACGCCAGCTTTTTCAGCGTTTTTGTAAAGTTCAATACGAGCATTTACAGCTTCATCAAGTTTTGTGCTGTCAAGTGCTTCTGCCTTTGCTTTTGCAAGGTCTTCTTCAGCCTTGTCTGCTCTTTCTTTCTGAGTGTCGCGTTCTGCGGTCATAACAGAAAGTTCCTTTGCAGAATCTTCCTTGAATTTGGAAAGTTCCGCAACAGCGTCATCGGCTCGTTTCTTTTCAGTGTTGAGTGCTTTAATAACGCTCTCTTCTGCTTCGTAGTCGATGCCGTCCAAGTTGATTTTCTTCAACATTTTGGTACCTCCATCTTTTGTTACCAATTTATCCTCAAGGACAGCATCTGCACTGTCCACTCTGAGTTCTATCTTTGCATTGTCGCCAGCCCTGCCAGCGTCAACTATTGCACAATGATTATATTTGATGTTTCGCTGTATGTAATCATATTCAACGCCACACCAAGTTGAACCAGGTTCCGCCATTTCAATATCGCAAGTGTAACCCATTGAAAGTCCCTGCTTGCCATTTATAACAGCGTCAATCGCGTCTTTCTTTGTAATAATCATATCTACAGCTACATTCAAGCCGTCTGTAAGTTTTTTCCAATCTGTAGATTCTCCATTCCAGTTATATTCCTGATTGGTACAGCTTGGATTATCTCCAAGACTTCCAACCTGGAGCATATCCGCATTTTCCGGAGTAACTAATTCTGTAGGGTGATTTAATGTTACGGGTTTAAGTTTAAGGCTTTCAAGTGTTGCTGGAGCAAACACTTCTTCAGGCAAGCGAAGTTCACGCTGTAATGTTCCGTCCGCTCTTTTGTAAGTAAAAACACCACAGCAGGTAACTATGGCTCTTCCTTTCAAAAATCCTTCCGTTGTTCTTTCAAACGGAGTTGTCATCCATTCACTGTGGTCAATGTTATCAAAGCGTCTTATTTCTTTTGTAATTTCAGGCATCTTGCAATTCCTTATATAAATAAAAAAGCCCTAACTAATATTTCTAGTTAGGGCTTCTGTTTTCAGTCAGCACTTGCAAAAATAAATCCATTTTTATTTTTCGTAACGCTTTTCTTTTGCTGTTGCGTTACTTGCTGTAGGTTCGTTTTGAAGTCTGATTTGCTGTTCTACAACAATATCCACAAACTTCAGCGTCTTGTTCAGCTTTATTGTAACTGAACCGTAATCTACAGTTTCGCAAGCCTCTTTTATTTTAGTCAACTGCGAATCGTTTAGTTTCATACTTAATTTATAAAGCATAATCTAAAAATTGTAAAGTATTTTATTTTAAGAGGCTTTCGTAGTCTTTTTCGTTATGTTTTACCGCTGTGAATTTTCCTCCATTTGTATCAACATACAAACCTAAATCGTCCACTGTATGGAAATCAATTAAATCTGGAGAGCTGAATGCAAGCTGTTTCAAATCCAGCTCGTCTTTATTAAATTCTTTAAGACTTGTTTCTGTTACACAATGATTGGTAGAAGTTGCAAGCAGGATATTTCGTTTAATTGTTTTTTCACTTGTTCTTACATAAAAAATTGGAACAGCTGGAATTTCATATCCTCTGTATTCAAGTTCCTGCAATGCGTAATAACTGCATTCTCCATCAATAACATAATTCTTGTCACCCAGCTTTCCAACAGCAAGCGGAAACAAAAATCCATCATTTACAATGCTATCACACAATCTTTCAATTTCAAGCTGTGAATGCTTTTTTAATTTGCTTGGAAAAATGCTTATTTCATTCAACGGCAGGCTCAATCCACTTGTGCAAGCAATTTTAATTTTCTGCATAAATTATACCTCTATATTTATTATAGGCTTAATTTTTTATTTTCTTGAGATTAAACAGCAAGTTTTCATTTTTATCCAAACTTTCTTTTAAGAGTTCTTCTAAATTATTTGTTAGTTCAAAAACCAAAGAACCATAGCTATAAATTGCACCTTCGCAATAATCATAAAGAAAAACTCCGCCGAATTGCTGGATAAATTGTGTGGCAATATCTTTATCTATAATATCAAAAAATTCTACATCACTCATCATAATTCTCCTTTTACTGCAAAGGCAACTTGTTTCCTAATAATATTATAGGACTCTGGAAATAAATCGTGTGCAACAGCTTGTGAACTTTTTTTATCAAACATCATTTGGAAAATATCTGCGTATGCTTCTTTATAAACTTTGTTTTCTTCTTCCAGCCAATATTCTTTGTTATGTCCATAAAGTCCAGGAAGTGGGTTCTTTTGAATTCCACCTATAATATCAGAAACTCCACCAAAAGAGCTTTTGTTTTTACTGCATACTTGAATTATATATTCACGCAATTTTTCAGGAGTTTTATATTTTTGGAGAAGTGCATTGTAATCTTTATTTACTGCTGAAATAAATGTTTTTTCCAAAGAATAATTCTTTCCTGTTCTATCCGTAAGACTGGAAAATGCGTGTCCAAGCTCGTGAATAATATCTCTGTGATTAGATAATTTTACTCCATTTTTGAAATAAATAATTTTATTTCCATATCTTGTTTTATCACCGAATTTAATATATGGACTTTTCATTTTATCCATTGTTTTATAAAACAAGACTTTCATATTGCTGTTGCTAACTGCAATATCATTCAAAGAGTCTTTTACATATTTTCTTAATTTTTCATCTTTTATAGCTTCCAAAATATTATCAACATTTTGATTTATTTGCTGTAATTGTTCATCTGTAAAATGTACGATTTCTGGAACTGGAGCTGTTATATCTTCTGTATCAGCGTCACTTGCGTTAGACATAGCAGGAAGTTCAAAACTTTCTACTGGCTCAGCACTAACTTCACTCAACAGCTCTGGAATATATGCAAGTGCAACGCAACGACACTGAATATCCTGTCCTGGGTGCAACTTTACAGCGTTTGCAGGTCTGTCAATCCAAGTTTTGCCATTATCTTTTGAATAAACTGTTGCGTCATCCCATCTGCACAAAAGCCCGTCCATAACATAATGACTTGGAACTGCTGTCGGATACTTTCCAGCAGGATTTCCTCTTACTCGTTCATCACCGCTTGTATCCCATATATACATTTCCAAGCCAATTTCTTCCATTTGTGCTTCAGCCACTTGTCCCTGCAATTTACCTATTTGGTCTCTTGCTAACAAACGGCACTTTTTATCGCTCAATCCATTGCTTGCTTTTTTAATTT